TTTGAAACCTGGCAAGAAACAGTTGCACGAGTGATTGATCACCAAGAATGGCTGTGGCTTCGAGCAAAAGGTGATGAACTAAGCGATCAGGAATACGCAGAACTGTACGATCTAGAACAGTTGATGTTGGATCGCAAGGTGTTGACCAGTGGCCGCACGTTGTGGCTGGGAGGCACAGACGTTGCTAAGACTCGTGAAGCTAGTCAATTCAATTGCAGCTTTACCTGTGTAGAAACAGTATACGACGTAGTAGACGTGTTATGGCTGTTGCTACAAGGTTGTGGCGTAGGATTTAAGCCAGTTGTAGGCACCTTGAACGGTTTTTCAAAACCCATCAAAAACATCAAAACTGTTCGCAGCACACGAACTGAAAAGGGTGGAAATGAACACAATGTGGAAACCTGGGACCAAGATACAAAAACTTGGACAATTCAAGTTGGTGATAGTGCCGAGGCTTGGGCAAAGAGTATTGGAAAACTATTGGCAGGTAAATACCCGGCAGAAACCTTGGTGTTGGACTTTAGTCAATTACGCCCAGCAGGAGAAAGGCTAAAGGGTTATGGATGGATTTCAAGTGGCGACGAAGCGATTAGCGTGGCTTATAGTGCTATTGCCCGTATTCTTAATGGTCGTGCCGATAGCCTTCTTACTCGTATGGATATTCTCGACATTGTTAACTGGCTTGGCACTATACTGTCTAGCCGCAGAAGTGCTGAGATTGCACTTTTCGAGTATGACCAGCCCGAGTGGAAAGAATTTGCCCTAGCCAAGAAAGATTGGTGGCTGCATGGAAACAGTCAGCGCCAACAGAGCAATAATAGCTTGGTATTCCGCAAAAAGCCTACATATGAAGAAATCAGTCAAATCTTTGACTTGATGTTGGACGCAGGCGGCAGCGAGCCGGGCTTTATCAATGCAGTCGAAGCTCTTCGTCGTGCTCCTTGGTTTGCTGGTTGCAATCCTTGTGTAGAAATTCTATTAGGCAACAAGAGCTTTTGCAACTTGACAGAAACAGACATTGGCAAGTTTAAAGGCAACAATGCAGGAATGCATGAAGCTATCAGATTGGCTGCTCGCGCAAATTATCGCCAGACTTGTGTAAACCTAAAGGATGGTATCTTACAAGAGAGCTGGCATTTGAACAACTACTTCCTACGCCTGTGTGGAGTAGGTCTGACCGGCATTGTAAAACGTCCTGACATGACAGGCTATGACTATGAATATCTTAAGCGTACAGCAACTGCTGCCGCAGTTGGGATGGCCGATGAACTCGGGTTACCAAGACCAAAGAACATTACTTGTATCAAACCTAGTGGAACCCTATCCAAGATCATGGATACCACAGAAGGAGTACACAAGCCTCTTGGAAAGTACATTTTTAACAACGTACAGTTCTCAAAGTTTGATCCAGTAGTAGACAAGTTGCGCGCAGCAAACTACAAAGTGATCAATCACCCCACCGACCCCAGTGGCGTACTCGTCACATTTCCAGTCAAATGGGATGATGTGCCTTTTGACAAGGTAGATGGCAAGGAAGTCAACCTGGAAAGTGCCATTGATCAACTTGAACGCTACAAGATGATTCAGACCAGCTGGACTCAGCAAAATACGTCGGTAACTATCAGCTACGATCCAAGCGAAGTTGAGGGTATTAAGAACTGGCTATTAAACAATTGGGATTGCTATGTAGGGGTAAGCTTCTTATTCCGTAGTGACCCTACAAAGACTGCCAAAGACTTAGGTTATCTCTATTTACCACAAGAAGTAGTAGACGAACAAACCTATCAAGAGTACATTCAAAACTTGTTGCCAGTTGATATCAACAATGCCAACAGTTTTGATGAGATTGTACAAGACGACTGCTCCACCGGAGCTTGCCCAATTAAATAAAGGAAAAAACATGGAATTTACATTTAAGGTAACTGAACAAGAAGCAAATGCAATTTTGGCAGGGTTACAAGAACTACCTGCAAGAGTTGCAAATCCCTTGAGTCAAAAGCTACAACAGCAGGCCCAAGAGCAGCTGCCTAAGCAAGAACCTCAAGAATGAAAAAAGCCCCTCAACACAAGTTGAGGGGCTTTTTTCATTTTTTGCGCAGTCTTTTGTAATTCAGGTCTGCTTTTAGCGTTTTTATAAACAGTATAAAACTTATTGCTGCCAGTACAAAGTGTGACATTATTTCACCAACAACACCTAAAGTCCAGTAGCTCATTGGGTGTTCGGGCCCTACAGCCCACTGAACCACAATTGTGGCACACACAAACCCGCTGGTCAGGCCCAAGTACCATAGTGGAGTAATAACCCAAGACTTCAGTTCTCGATTGTGTATAGCAACATAGAGAATACCTATAAAAACTACAAAGTGGCTAACAAAGTTTAACAACAATGTCCAAGAGTTAAAAAATACGGCTAGGCTGGTAATCATTTTTTTACATCCTTGACTACTTCAACAATGTCTTTGTGTTGATTTTTCTGTAGGAAATTAGCTATCATACCTAATACAGTGTATGCTAAAAATCCCACACAAAATCCGCCCATGAGCTGTGTTTCCCAATTATTAGATATACCAGCTATATCTAGCAGTGGTTGTGTAAAAACCATTGAACTGCCCACACTCATTCCACCCCTCATAAATGCTTCACCAATAGTTTTGGGTTTGATAAAGGTCAGGATTGCAAATCCGCCAAAAAGTCCGCCTACCATACTAGCTACTTTTGCACTTAAATAACCTGTTGGATCAGCCATAGGTCACCTCTTAGTTGTTTTCGCGAGCCCTTACTATTTGATCTCGCTTAGCTTTGGCCCAAGACTGGCCACCATCTCCACCCCACAAGTCCCAAGCTACTCGCCCGGGGCTTGGAAAACCTTCTTCTCCACTGTTGAATCCTGTTGCCCTCTTGTCTACTTCATGACGGCTAAAAAATGAGTGCATTCTCATTACTGTACTAGCAGTCAAGTTTTCACGATTTACAAGTTGATTTGCTCTGGCCAGGCCGACACGGGTTCCACCGGAGTGGCCTTCTTTTTTCCACTTCAATGCACGCCGTGCTGCGGAGGCCATGCCAGTTGTAGGTTTGTAAGTTGTTGCTGCCTTTTCAAAGTAAGACTTTTGAGAATCTTCGTCCGGCATGTCTTCGTCGTGGTCTCCGTTGCCTTCCATTTCCCACTGATCACACACTCTGATGGGACTCACAGTCATATTCCAACGACTACAGTACCAGACCGGCATACCGTCAATGTCTGTAAACTTGGGAGTGACCGGTAGGTCGCTCTCGTTCCACTCACCGACCGGACCCTCAATGATGCAGTCTAGGGTTTCTGGTGAACGATCGTGGTGATGACAACTGGCACATACCCTCATACGGGCTTGGCCTTCACTAACACCCCAGACTTCTTGTTTCATTTCCCAAAATTCAGGGTTGCTGTCACGAGCCTCGGCAGGTCCGTAGTTGGCGTATTGAACCGCTGCCAAGTGGTTACTTAAATTAATATCTGGATACATAGTACCCACTGGACAAAGTTCTTTGGCCATGGTCTCCTCTTTTACTTAAAATAAATTTATACCAAGTATAAATTTGAGGTTGAAATTTTGTACTTCGAATGTTATAATATGTTTTTATTTTGGAGAATTTTATGACTTGTGGTGTATATTTATTGAGATTTAAAAATACAGATATGGTATATGTAGGTATATCAGAAAACATAGAAAGGAGATTAAATTCTCACAAGCACAGTTTTAAAGAAAGAACAGCCCCTAAAAAACTACAAAACGCATTTCTACAATACGGTGAACCAAATCTAGAAGTTTTATGTGAGTGCGATAGGTCTGAGTTGGCCGTTCTAGAAAAAGAAGCAATACAAATATTTAACTCTATTGAATATGGATTTAATTCAAGAGATGGTGGAAGCTGTGGTGCTAGTGTAGCTCTTTCTGGTGAAGGAAATGGAAGATCCAAATATTCAAACGAACAAATAGAGCAGGCTTTTCAATTGTTAATAAACACTACTTTAACTCAGAAACAAATTGCTGATACGGTAGGTATATCCAAAGAAGCAGTTAGCCATATTTCTGCAGGTACGGGGCACACTTGGTTAAACAAAAAATTTCCTACTGAATATCAAAACTTGTTGTCTAATAAGCGCAGTGTTAAGCATATATTTATACCAATAAATATTATAGATAAAGTTACTAATAATATTTATAATGTAAATTCATATGAAGAAATACAAAAATTAACTGGTTGCGCATATTCAACAGCCGTTTGTTTTGTATCTGGTACACGTGAATGCATTTTTAATAGGTGGATACTAGAAGTACCAGCCAGAGCTAAAAATAGCAAAAAAGAGAAATATTTACTTAAACATGTGTATACAAATAAAACTGAAGAAGTATATAGTAAACTTGCTTTTTTTAATTCCAACGGCTTAACTAATCGTAAAAAATTTTCCGAATTTCTAAAATCAGGACAAATAGGTAGCACTTATCAAGATTGGCAACTAATTTCTATATGCCATAATGATGGCTCTGCACATTTTACTGCGTACGATATCTGAGTCTAAGAAGCGAACTACTTCAATACCTGGTATACTTTCCAGTCTATTTACAGCGTCTTCTAAACCACTGTCTGGTATATCGCTCTGCTCTTGATCTCCACTGATAATCATTTTAGTATTACGGCCTATGCGGCTTAATAACATTTTAAATTCTGCCTGTGTCGCCTGCTGCATTTCATCAGCCAACACAATGGCATTATCAAAAGTGGCACCTCTCATAAAGCCCAGTGGACGTGGTTCAATGGCTTTGCTCTTCAAAGCGTACTCGTAAAAACCACTGCCCAGTGACCGTTGGAACACCTGATCAAAGGGATCTAGGTACGGTTCGTATTTTTCTTCCAGTGTGCCGGGTAGGAATCCCAGACCTCTGCCAGTTTCTACGTTGGGTCTGGTTAAAATGATCTTTTCCACGCGACGGTGAAACAGTTCACTTGCAGCATAGCTTGCAGCCACATAGGTTTTGCCTGTGCCCGCACTTCCAATACCAAAAACAATTTCATTTGTCTTTATAGCATTTAAATACGTTTCCTGTATATAATTTAGTGGTTTTACTTCCTTAAACCCTGTTCTGGTCAAGAACTCGGATTTAGGGGCTTCACTTGCTGCTCTGCGAGCTTTCTTGCCACTTGAATTTGCCATAGGTTTTGAAGGTTGGTTGAAGAACACCTAAAGAAGAAACTTGCCTTCTGCTAGGCGGCGGCGTGTTAATCCATTTAACACAATACCTTGCGCTTTATTCCATTTTTGTATTTCTTCATATGCACCCCACCAGTCACCCTGATTGACCCGTTTTCGCAGAGTGCTAATTCTGTAGTTACCTAATCCACAGTTATAACAAAAACTAATGATTGCCGCCAACCTTCTGGGCGGTTCATTTAACAGGTTGGGGCTGAGGCTGATTGCCCCATTTACAAATTTGCTGAGCATTGCCTCAAATCGACGGTCAGCTTGTTCACGTGTCCACACCAGTCCAGGCACAATGTCTGGTCCTGTAGTACCCCAACCAATAGTCCAAGGGTGCCCAGCTTTGAGCAGCTGGTCAGGTGTCATATTTGCTACTTCAACCTTTGAAAACTTACCCCGAGCCAGTGGACTGGCTGGGTCGGGATAGCTTTCACAATCACCATTTGCCAGTTTTTTGTGATAGCCCTCAAAGGGATGTAAGAGGGCATCTGTACACAGTTTGACGGCTTCTTGGGTCATGACCCACTACGCTTTTCAATACTGCGACCTAAAAACCAGAATGTCAGGATCATGTTCAACATTGCAAAGTCGTCTGGTGTCCAGTGCTTGTTTGCAATGTCAATCCAGTTGGCACCATTTTGCATTGCGTAAGAAATAACGATTACCTTAAATGCCACGTACATACCAAATAGTACATAGGTCACCATTGGTCGGACTAAGGCACTCAGTGCAGCTACCCAACGATAGCTGTTAGAGGCCTCTTTGGCTTGACTCTCAAAAGCGCTCTGAATAGCCTGAGTATTTGCAATGCCATAGTCAATGTACTTTTCTTCGATCTTGACTTGACCCCGGGTCTTTTCAAGATCAATTTGTAGACCGTACATGCTCAGTTCGTGTTTGCGGTCATCCTTTCGGTCCCAGAACTTGAGTACTTCGGGGGCTAGTCGAAACAGCCCACCGAAGATTGATCCTAAAATACCGCTTGCTGCAAATTCCAACATATGATATTCCTTATTTAAGTGCTAAAAATTTGGGTGTAGTTAGGGCATTAGACGGCAGGCTCATTAACTTAGCAGATTCTTGTGGTGTTAAGGCAGAACCGCCAGTTGCAACAATTGTAGAGGCAGCACTTTGAATTAAGAGAGCTTGGACGCCTGGAGTGTAGGCGATTGGGTCTCCTCCGGGTCCTCCAACAAGATTTCCTCCCGCAACTCTGGCGATATAATTACCTGCTGGAAAACGAAGTTGCCACGCCCCCAATAATTCGACGGTGAGGCCAACTTGGACTCCTGGACCAAGTATCGAGAGTCCTGATCCTGCTGCAATTCTTGCATATAATATGCCCTCCTCGCTAGCTTGAGCTAATTTAATAGCACTATAAAAAGTACCGCAATCAACATCTATTGCACCAGAGTCAACTTCTATAAACGAAGTTTGGAAATTAAATGTAAATGGGGCAATATAATACGCCATAATTTAAACGTCACTGTTACGGCTCGCATTAACAGAAGCACCTGCATTGGTAACAGACAATAATGTGTTGAAGGGAATAATAGGACTTCCGCCAGAACCATTACGCACATCTACACGAGCAGTAAAATTGCTGCTATAAATAAATGTTACTGACTCAGAAGTGCTTGCTGCTACCTTATCAAGATAAGGTACAAAAACATCATCGGCTGTAACTATATTAGAAGCTAAACTCGGTGATAATCCATTAAAAGTTTTTGTGGCAGCAGTATAGCTTGTGTATGTATAACGCTGTCCTTTGATTCGGATAACACCTGCACTCGGTGTATCAGTTTTGATAGATTCAACAACCGTAAGGGCTGTTGCTCCAGAACTTGCAGCTACGGGGGTGTACTCATCTTTAAGAATAACACCGCCACCGTCTGCTCGTGCTACTAACACACGGTCACCGGCAACTAAATTACCAACAGTAACTCCTACTAGAGTTGGAGGTATTTGAGTTGTTCCAGAATGATCAATTAATTGATAACGTGTAGACTCTGAACCTAATACACCCGTAAGTGCCCAACCGCGTGCTACGAAGAAAGTACCACCAGCAAAAGTGCCGAACGGGGCAGATGGAATTTCTGTATAAGCTGCATTAAGCACGCGGTAGCGCCAGCCAGGGATGCTATTAAGAGTAGTTGTACTGTTCTCGCGAGTTATATACTGTAGATATTGATATGCTTCTTGAAGTGTGCAATCGCCACTAAGCGCAATAGTTCCTTTGTAAGCTACAGATCCATTACCATTGTTGAGGTCAAGAGTAGTGTCTCCAAAAGTAATAGTAACTTTAGTTGATAATAAAGCAGCATTTGCTTCTGAAAGAACAATATTAGAGTCGAGAGCGGTTGAAAGAGCAGCGTTACTTTCGCCACCAGCTGCAAGGTTTACGTCAAAGTGTGAATAGGTTTGCCCCCACTTGCGTGAAAAAGCTGTTACGTTACCACTGTCAATAAATGCTCCGGCTGTTCTAACCTTCACCAAAATCTGGACATGGCCGTCAGACCAGAATTTAGTAAGTTTTGAGCCACTCTGTACAACATAAATCGGAGATGCTGGAACAATTCCACCGAT